TGCTTATAAACCCATAATAGATACTGCTGGAAGATCAGGAACATTTGACTCTGACCAAGCAAAAGAAATAACAAATGATATTCAACATTGTAAAACACTTGCAAAAGAAAATTCTACTTTTGTTGGTAACATTTTGTATTGGTCTTTGAGTCCTACAATGGACACTAAAAAAGAATCATTAACTAGAAAATGTTTAACAAACAGAGGACATTCAGTTCTTAACTAAAAAGGAAAATATGAATAAATGGATAAACAGAACACCAGATGAGATAAATCATTCAATAGATAATTTGTTAAGTGAATGGAATATATCAGATGAACATAACAAAAAAGTCTATACAAAAATATCTGGCTTACAATTAAGAAAGATAAGAATAGTTAAAGGTTGGACTCAAACAAGAGTATCTAAAAAGTTAAAAGTTTCGTTTCAACAGATACAAAAATATGAAAGAGGACAGAATAGTATGAGTAGTATAGTTGAAAAAACACTAGCTGAAATTTTTGATGTTGAGAAAGACTACTTTATAAAACCAATACTAGATCGTGATTTACAATTTACACCAAACAAGAGAGGAGAAAATGGCTATACAACACACACAGAAAACGTGGCAAGATAAACGAATCTTGGCTATGAATAGAGTAATAGGTAAAAATAAATATAAACAGGAGTATTATATAGAAGAATACTGTGCAATAATTACTTCTAAAGCTAAAAACAAAAAACAATATAAGGGAGAGAATGATGGCAATTCATAAACTAGAACATGGTCATACGATTGAGTTTAATGAAGAAAAACACGTTTATATACATAACAACGAATATGTAGTTGGAATGAGTACATTACTTGGAAAGTTAGCAAGTCCAGCATTAGAGAATTGGAAGATTAGCACCCAAGTTAATGCTATAAAAACTGAAATGGAAAGATCAGGTATTCCAATAGATCAGATACAAAAAATAGTCACTAATGCTAAAGCTAATGCAAGAAAGACAGGAGATAATATTTTAAATATTGGCTCTATGGTTCATAAGTTTTGTGAGATGTGGCTTAAAGGAGAAAAATTTACTGACCCAAGCGACCCTGTAATATTAAGTTGCTTTGAGAAGTTTAAAAGGTTTTGGACAAAGCATAAGTTAAAAGTTGTTGAGTCTGAAAAGGTTTTATATTCTGAACGTGGGTTTTGTGGAACTTTAGACTTAATTGCTAAAGACTCACAGAATAACCTATGGCTTATAGATATAAAAACTTCAAAAGGTTTGTTTCTAAATATGGTTCATCAACTACATGGATATAAGTTGGCTTATGAAGAACAAACAGGAAAGAAGATAAATAAGATGTATATAGTTAGACTCCCAAAAGATAGTGGAGATTTTGAAGCTAGACACGTCTTATATAAAAAGGAACACTTGAAAGCATTTTTAGGATTGTTGAGTTGTCATAAATCCGAACTAATGTTTAATGAAAGTGTTAGAAAATACAATCAACTAAAAAAAGGTAAAACAAATGTATCAAAAAACTAAATTTGATAAACCCTTTTGTGGATTATCTATGAGATTATTCCCAACAGGAAACCAAAGTCCAAAGTATGAGTATAGCGGAGAAGCTAGTAAAGTTAAATTTACTTGTAGTATTACCAAAAGAAAATATGGATTATCACAAGTTAATGATTGGTTTAACACACCAGAAGTTCAAGAATATACTAAAGCTGGATATGTCTTAAAGTATATGACAAAGACACAGGAAATGCAGAATCCACCACAATATGCAAAAGGTAATCTTGAACAGATTATTTGTTTGGTTATGATTAAGCCATATAAACCTAGTGCTAATGTAGATGGATTTAAACCTATTGGTCAAACTGTTCCACAGTACACACCACAACCAATGACACAGGCTCAACCCTCTGCACCAGATCATGCTATGCCTGTTGAGAAAATGTCTGATATGGACGATGAGATTCCATTTTAATTATGGTTAAATTATCTAAAACACAAGAGCATCTTATTAGCGAGGTCTATAATTTAAAAAAAGACTTCGCTATTAAGTTAGAAGAAATACAAGCATTGTATATGGAAGTTAAACAACAAAGAAGTTTAGCTGAAAAATACCAATTAGAAAATAAACATTTAAAACAACAAATTAAACAGTTAGAACAAGAACAAGAGGAGATGTTATTATACCCATGATTATATTTGGAAAAGCAATTCACAGAAAATACAACAGACGTGTTGTTAAGATTGTATCAGTAGTATTAATTTTATTATTATCTGTAATACTGATGTCTTGTAATAAATTAGAATTTGACCCAACAACAACTACACTTAAATATATATTAAAGGAGAAAAAGAATGAGCAATCTATTAAGTAATAAATCATATGAAGAATTAGAAAAGGCTTCACAAGATTGGGCAGAGTGGCATAAAAAATCAATCATTCTTGAAGCTGGTAAAAAAGCTATGTTTAGTAAATTATTTTTAAAATATAAATTAGATACTAAAACTGTTATTGAAGCTGAACACAAATCTCGTACTGATAAAGAATATCAAGCTATTGTAGAACAGTATGCAGTAGCAGAAGAAGAATTAATTAAAGCTAGATACCATTATAATAATTTAGACAAGTATGTTAGCTTAAAACAATCAGAGTTAAAAAGAGATTTAGCTTTGAATAGTAAAGTTTAATGAATTTCACTAACGAGAATTGTGGTTTGCTCCCTTTGTTAATCAGTTAGTGAATAAAGCTATTAGCGAGAGTTAATAGTTTGGTAGGGTGGTTTGGCTCTCTCTTGACCACCCTATTTAATGTTTAGTAATATCAAAATATTTTATGCTAGTTTTAGATGTGATGGGAGTTTCAGTATAATTATAATCTATTAGATCAACTTCTGGGTGCTTCTGTATATCAGCAATCATTTTATTAAGTTTAGTTTTATTAGGAGTTACATCTATGAATCTAAAATTAACAAAATGTCCGTAAGGATTATGTATTGTTTCTAATTGAAATTCTAAATCTATAATTACTGCGTCTATGTCCATTCAACATATTACTTCTTTTTATTTCTATTTAAAACCTTATCTGTCATTTTAGTAGAAAATGTTGCAGTAAATACAATAATAACTAAATACCAGACACTATCAGGTAAATCGTTTATAATTCTTACCCATTCTTCAAAGTTTGCTCTTGTACTTTCAAACCAGCCTGTACTTAACATTGATATAAGCCAAATCATTAATATTTCGTCTTTCCAACTTTTATCTTGGCTTTTGATTCTAACTATATCTGTATCTTTAGCGGCTTCTATTTCTGCGGCTCTTATTGTTTTAACTTTTTCAGCTTTGTGTTTAAAATGGTCGGTAACTTTACCAACTGCTAATTTTGTAAGTGGGTTATTTAATAAACTAAAAATCATAAATAAGTATTACCTGTAAAAAATAATAATGTTATCCAATATAACACAAGAGCAGAATAAATTAAATGAGTAAACTTCATTCAGGCTTAATATTCCTTATTTTTTATTTTGCAACATTTGAATTTGAAGATCGCAATAATGTTTAATTTTTTCTAAATCTTCGACTCCATTTTTCTTATCAAATCTACAAATATACTTAATTACACAACCTTGTATAAAATCAAGTTTATTTGCTACTATAAACTCAATAGGCTGTATCTTATATTCTTTATAGTGCTTACCACCTATTTGCTTGTCAGTAGCCTTTAAAATCGTTCTCTGTGGCCTTAACCTAGACAATTTTACCTATCCAATCGCCTTTTTTATTAATAACCATAGGAAGTAGTCTAGGTATTCCATTTAGTATAATTCCACAACCTAGAATAAACCTTGTTTTAAAGTTCTTGGCATAATTAAAGGCCATAGACTTTTGATTAATTAAACAACCTACATTCATACCAAAGAATAGATTGTCAGGATTCGCCCAATAGCTTATTACAAATTTAGTATGATAATGGCCTTGAACTGCTGACATACCCATAGCTTGACTTACCTTTAATACATCTGCACTTCTTCCATGTGTAAAAAAACATCTTTGGCCATTAGACATTGTAAGAGTTAAATCATCTACCCACTTCCATTTTCTAGTACCTAAAAAATCTCCATAAGGTTTTAAGAATTGTTTAGACATTCCATATTTTAATGCTCGTCTATAAACTAAACTTGAATGATTACTATCAACTTCTGTAACTTCTGGAAATATAGCTTCTAATTGTTGTATGTATTCTTTGGCCTTATCTAGTTCGTGTCCAGCCGAGTACAAATCAGGATTATGTTCGTGCATTGATATAGCATGAAAGTCTAATAGGTCGCCAATGTTTACTATTCTATCTGGTTTAAATTCTTTTTTAATTTCTTTTAAAAATGTTATTGAATCCTTATGTTGATAAGGTAGGTGCATATCAGAAATGACAAGTATTTTTTTATTCTTCATACAAGCATAACTTGTACCTTATTTTGATAATAATGTAAATATAACGTAACCCATAGCACTAATCAATGAGCCTGTTGAGATTAGTAAAATTTTCTCTAATCGTTTTACTCTTTCTTCTATTGAGTGGATTTTATCGTGAGTTAGTTTTTGCATGATACGACAAAGTTTTTCGTGTGATTCTATTTTTTGTAATGCGTTTTGTTTAGCCATTACTTTTTCTTTCTTGGCTTATACTTTTTAATGCCTTGTGAGATAAATATGTTTTTATACAAAGAAACCTTTTTGCCAAACTTTTTATCTGCTTTTCTTTTTACAGCTTTATAGGCTTTAGACTTTTTATTAAAAGACTTTGGTTTGCCTAATCTCTTTGGTCTAGCTTTTGCGTATATAGGTTTCTTTGCTTTCATTATTTTTTCTTCTTCTTTTTATTCATTTTGTTTTTCTTTTTAGCTGGTCGCCCTCTTTTGCTTCCATATGTTCCTTTTCCTTGTGGCATAATATTC